GTTGCTAAAGAAATTCCAACAAGAGGTTTGTATTCACTAGGTGACATTGTGTGGAACGAATATCCTCAGTCACGTGGTTATATAGGCTGGGTTTGCACTAGAGCAGGATCACCGGGTGACTGGAAACCGTTTGGTGTTGTAAGTTAATTCTTGACATATTGCTAAATTTATAATATTATTATGAATATTATAAAGAAAGATACTAAATGCTAATACCTACAGTAATTGAACAATCCGGCCGCGGTGAACGTGCATACGACATTTACAGCAGACTCCTTAAAGATCGTATTATAATGTTAAATGGTCCTGTTGAAGATCATTCAGCAAATTTAATTGTATCGCAAATGCTGTTCCTCGAAAGTGAAGATTCTACAGCTGATATTCATTTATATATTAACTCGCCTGGCGGTGTGATTACTGCTGGTATGAGTATCTATGATACTATGCAGTTTATTAATCCAGATGTTTCTACGATTGTTATAGGTCAAGCATGCTCAATGGGTAGTTTTCTAGCACAAGCCGGTGCACCTAATAAACGTTTTGTGTTGCCTCACAGTCGTACAATGATCCATCAGCCAAGCGGCGGAGCACGTGGTCAGCAAAGTGATATTGAAATCCAATACAAAGAAATTACCTACATGAAAAAGATGCTAACTGAATTGTATGTGAAGCATAATACTGCAAGAAAAACCTATGAAGATTTTGAGCGTGACATGGATCGTGATAATTTTATGACTGCACAGCAAGCAATTGATTATGGTCTAGCAGATAAAATCGCTGAAAAAAGACATGGCTAAAATAAACCGACCACAGTACACAAAAGAAGAATATCGGTTATTAAAGCGAAGTGTGAAAGCAGAAAAAACAAACTATAATATTGTCTGTGTAAAGCATGGTAAAAAATATTCAACCGAATATGTGAATATACTTTACAACATGTGTAAAAGGCACTGTACACTAGATTTTAATTTTTACTGCTTGACTGATGACAGTGCTGGTTTAGACAAAAATATTCAAGTAAAGTCATTGCCTCAAAATGTTGCTGGATGGTGGGCAAAGATGTATATGTTTTCTAACAAATTAGATATACAAGGTCAAATACTTTACATGGATTTAGATGTTGTGATTGCGAATAACATTGATAAATTGTTTTTATATGCTGATGATAATTGGGCTATTATTAGAGACTTTTTACGTAATCAAAATAAGGCTTGGGAAAAGTATAACAGCAGTGTAATAAAATTCACTGCTGGCAGTTTAGACAAATTATGGCAAGATTTTACAATGGGTCAAACTGACATTCAACGACGCTTTAGAGGTGATCAAGATTACATTTTTTATTGGGCACAACAAAACAAAAAAGCTACATTGTTTCCCGACGAATGGATCAAAAGTTGGAAGTGGGAAATAAGATCTTCTAGACAATGGGCCGACGGCGGTAAAGTTGGAAATAGGACATTTAAAACAATTGAAAATGTAGTGCCTCCTAAAGACTGTTGTATTACTGTGTTTCACGGTGATCCCAATCCTTCAAATTGTAAAGATCCTTTTGTGGTTGACAACTGGCGATAATAGTAGTATATTAAAGCATAACTTAAACAGCACAGAAGAAGTTACTGCTATGAAATTCAAGGTTCTCCAGATTCAACTCACCAAGGCTGAAATCGACATGGTCAACAGCGGTGTTGAGCTTCGTAAGCACGTCCTTAAGTCCTGGATGTTCGGTAAGCACGTAGTCAAGAACGCAAAGAAAGCTCTTGATGCTGATTACTACGATCACGTGATGACCGTTGATGCTAACCGCCTCGAAGATGTGTATGCTATTGGCAACTTTATGCATGATCGTGACCTTGACAAAGTCCAAGTGCATGGTACCTTCTCCTCCGTCTCTGTAGGTGATATTGTCATCGACGAAAACGACTTTGCTTTCGTAGTCGATACCTTTGGCTTCGAAATGCTCCCCGAAAAGATCACAGCTTCAATGGAGGCATAAATTCAAACTTACGTTACTATAATTTACAAAAAACCGCCCGCTGGATATTGGCAAAAACTAGTGGGCGTTTTCTCTTCAAAAGAGTTAGCTGATGAAGCCGGTTTAAAAGCTGTTGAGAAAAAAGGTGATAGTTTTTGGTACACAGTAACTAACAAAAGACTTGACCATTATGAGGATACACTTGTATAATAGCATAATGTTCGACAATACCAAACAACGTATAGGTTTCGCATGTAAGTACATGCATTCTGATCAATCGCTTAAGAAAAAAGAGCTTGAAGAAATTCAGCGTCCCTTCAATACCAAGTCCACAACTGTTGCGTGGCTTAATCGGCAGACTCGCGAAGTAGCCGAACAGCGTCTGTGGGACATCATGGTCCACAACATAAAATCATACCACAACTTGATTTGGTACGTAGGTAATCGTGATCCTGTGTATCGTATGGTACGCCTTGGCAGTGATTGCTTGCCTGTGTACACGCAAGACGATTGGCGTTACTACTGGCAGAAGCCCGACGTGATCGCCTACTGTGAGCGTGAGTTTGCTAAGGTAGGCGAACTTGCTCGCAAGCTTGATGTGCGTTTGTCTATGCATCCTGGTCAGTTTACTGTACTTGCTAGTGACAATCCTGACATTGTTGATCGCAGCGTCGACGAGTTTGAGTATCACATCAACATGGCACGTTGGATGGGCTACGGTCAACAGTGGCAAGACTTCAAGTGCAACGTACACATTTCCGGTCGGCAAGGTCCTGCAGGTATTATTAAAGCACTGTCACGTATGTCACCCGAAGCTAGAAACTGTATCACTATCGAGAACGACGAAAACTCGTGGGGTCTTGATGCATCATTAGAACTTGAGAAACATGTTGCGCTTGTGCTTGACATTCACCATCATTACATTCGCAGTAACGGTGAATACATTCAAGTCAACGACGACCGGGTAAAACGTGTGTTCGACAGTTGGCGTGGTCAACGTCCTGCTATTCACTACAGTGTCAGTCGCGAAGAATACATAGAGTCTATTGATACAAATACGCTGCCAAATTTGCAACTGCTTATGGAGCAAGGTTACAAAAAGCAAAAGCTTCGTGCACACAGTGATTACTACAAAAATACTGCGTGCAATAAATGGGCATTAACATTCTTAGAACACGCAGATATCATGTGCGAGAGCAAGATGAAAAATCTAGCTGTTGAGGATCTTGTTGCGCTTATTTAGGCGGAGTTTCATCTAAATTAGAATTTCTCAAAGTTTCTGCTATGCATGTTTCTATTATGTAGACAGCAGTTAAAAAAGTAGGTTCTTGTCTATTAGGAATTGGGTTTTTCATTAGCCAAATTGATTGAAACTTATATGCATCTATTTCGCCTGCCACGCTACACGAAAATGTACGACCATTAATATATTGCAGATAATGTACAAGTTCATGTACTACAACATCCATTGTAGACCCACTTTCCCAATCAAAATCGTCTAATAAAAATATTGTTCCTTCTTCAGCACTTCTAAAAATGCCTTCTATAGGAAATAGCTTGTCTTCATTTTCTAAGTAAGTATCTAGACCATAAAAGTAAGCACCTAATTGCTCTTGTGTAGCATAAACAATTTTCGGCAATGGCTCGTCGTTATATTCGTAGATAGCAGATTCGTCTATAATCCAATTGATAAGTTCAAGCATTTTAGCTTCTTCTATGCTTTCAGCATATGCCGGCTTTGCTGAAATAAAGGATAATATGAGTAGAGCTAAAGTCGATAAGAAAGTTTTAAACATACAGTATTTAGCGCAAATAAATACTATATAGAAAGGACTGAATATGAAAAATAGCTTATTGCGCTCTATGTATAGCAGTCAGCAGCCTGTACAAAATAAAAATCCAAATCGTGTAATGGGAGGATTACGTGCTCATGGTATGAACAGCTATACTCTTATAGCAGAAGATGGCAGCGAACAAGCAGTACCATCTCAGAGATACGTAGAAACGCTAGAACAAAAAGTTGCAGAACAAAGTAACGTAATTAAAGAAATGCAGAGAAATTTGCAACGAGTAAACCGCAACTTAAACAATTTGAATAATCAAATAAATACAGTAACAAGGAATTCTACATATGACTATTCTGTCTCTAACGGACAACGCTAAGAAAAAAATTGATGAATTATCAGCAGATAATAAATCAGTAAGTCTTAGTATTAAAGGAGGGGGCTGCGCAGGTTTTGAATACAAGTGGGACGTAATTACAGAAGAACAAATAGAGCAAGGTAGTGAAATAATAAAAGCTAATCAAGGACAATTAGTAGTTGATCCAACTAGCGTAATGTTTCTAATGGGAACAGAAATAGACTACGAAACTGCAATATTTGGACAAATGTTTAAAATTACAAATCCAAATGCTGTGTCTGCCTGCGGATGCGGAACAAGTGTAGATTTTGATTTAGAAGCAATGCAAGATTAATCGGAGACAAGCATGTCAAGACAAGATATAGACATAGGTATTGAGGGCAACGACGGTACTGGCGATAGCATTAGAGAAAGTTTTCGTAAGACTAATGAAAACTTCCAGGAACTATATGCAGTATTTGGTCTTGGCGGTCAAATCAGTATTACCAATCTAGACGATATTCCAAATAGTATTACTCCTAGTGCTATACTGTTAGGCAATAGCACTGGCACAGCATATGTTACAACTGTGTTTGGGTCTAACAGTGATCTTGATGTAGGTAATGAGTATTACAACGCTGTTGATAGTATTGTAGTAGATACTGTAACCGAGCCTGGAAAAATAATTCTTCGTAGTAGTTTTGGAAATATACAGGATGACACAAGTCCTGCG